GTTGCAACATCCGAATATGTATCATTCGATCCTGTCGAAACATTACTATAAGATGTATTATCTCCAGTGTCAACATCACCATAGGCAAATATATCAACGGTTCCAATACTTGTAGTTATTGATTGACCAGTTAATCCAACCTGCATATCTACAGGGGTTATGGCTCCTACGCTAGCACTAAATGATTGACCTGTTAATCCTAATCCCTCTTCTATGGTTAAAGATCCTACAGATGCTGTACTAGATTGACCAGTTGGTTGAGCAATAGCACCACCTAATCCAATTATGGATCCTTGTTGAGATTCAATTTGTTGACCAGATAAAAATACTACGTCATTTGGTATAGTTACTGTTCCTAAACTAGCGCTAAAAGATTGACCAGAAGGTGCTACCGTAACATCAACTGTTATTTCAGCAGTGCCTTGAGCAGAAGTTATTGATAAGCCAGATACTATCGCTGTATTATTAGGAGCAACAGCTGTGCCTAAACTTGATGTAAAAGATTGACCACTTAAACCAAGGGTCATATCGTTAGGTGTTATTACACCTATAGAAGAAGTTATTGATTGACCTGACAAACCAACTATCATGTCATTTACAGTTAAAGATCCAATAGAAGAAGTTATTGATTGACCTGACAAACCAACCTGCATTTGAACAGGGGTTATTGTGCCGACAGATGATGTTATTGATTGTCCTGTTAGACCTTGAGTTTGATCAGCAGGAGTTATGGATCCAACACTAGATGTTATGGATAAACCAGAAGGTTGTGCAACGGCATCTTTTAATTCGCCCCACTCATCTTCACCCCAAGATTTTGCACCCCAACCTGTTTTTAAAGTTGTGGCTTCGTTCCAATTAGCCTGATTCCAGGTTAATCGGCCCCATCCTGAAGTTACCGACATGGTCGGCCTCCTATGCTAATCTGATTATTGCGTTACTTGCGTCTGCTGTTGGAAACTCTATTTTAAAAGTTCCGTTACTTGCTGTCTTGTCACCACCAAAAGCTATAATTGCTACAGCGTCTGTTGTGCTTGAACCACCGTTTGTTGTTGTGTTGTAGATCATAGCACCGTTTGCAGTGAAAGATGCAGATGAATAAGTTACATCTGAAAAATCTGTAAATGCAGTTGTTGAAGATAGTGATACACCGGAGTTTGTTAAAGTTGCGCCACCTGCAGTATATGCAGATCCAGATGTATTAGATATTTCATTTGATGTTGAGTAGTCAGTTGTAGCTGCACCTAATGATGCAGAACTTGTAAACAAAGCTATTTTAAAAGTATGACCGCCTGAAGATTCAAAGCTGTGCTTACCTTGTAAAAGTTCTTGTTTAAAACTAGAACATATTGCTGATGATATTGCCATAATTTAATCTCCTTAATTACGGATTACGAGAAGGTAATGGTATTCTTATTGCACCGTCGGTGTAGTCATCTCTTCTTCGTCTTCCAATTTGCTCACTTGCAAACTTTTCAACCTCTTGTTTATACTTTCCTTCGTATAAAGTCAACATATCTGCTGGTCCTTTTAAGTAGCCGTATGCCTCTGATAAACAACAATATAACAAACCATTTGAAAAGTTCATACTGATATAATTAGTATCATTATTTTCTAAAAGATCAGGCATTTTATTAAAATGCACCCTAAATCTATAGGTTGTGTTAGGGACCGGGGCAAAAGCTATACGTCCTGATGTTGTATCAGACTCTCCCGTGCCTCCCCCAAACATAGCATAGTATTTAGGCTGACCTTGAGCAGCTGATGTTCCTGTTACATCTTGAAACTCTTGTAAATATGTATAGTCTTTTTTTTCTAACCATCTATTAGCCCCTGTGGTTTCGGATCCTGCAGTATCATATACTTGTATACCTCGTATAAATAAAGATCCTGCTGGAGCATTTATAGATTCTTGTCCAGCAACTAAATTACCTAATTGTTGTTTTCTATCTGCATCAATAGGCACATCTCTAAATATTCTATATTGAGCATTTAAAATAATATTTTCTAAAACAGAATCTGTTAATACATTAGAGTCTACTTCTGTATAACTTCTTATTTGTGTTTTTAATCCTGAAGCGCTTAATCCTGCCATTATGCTAACTGTGTGACTGGTCCTGCAGTCACAAAAGTTCCTCCTGCTTTTTCTGTTATTGTGGCACTAGATCCACAATTAAATACATATGTATTAGTTGTTACACTACTTATACTAAATCCTGAAGAATTTTCAAATACTGTAAATGCTAAACCCCCAGGACTACCATCCACGTTTCTAAACCTAACTGTATTACTGTTTGATCTACCGTGATTAGGCTCTGTAACTGTAACACTTGCTGATCCAGAAGTTAAACTAAAAGGATTATTAGGTAATAAATTTTGTGTTGCCGGCTCCGTTCGATCTGGTCTAGCATTCATTAATCCTTGTGGATCACCTGTATATCTAGTTGGTTCTAATTGAGGGTGTTTTTTTTCAAACTCTGAAACGTGCACAAAAGAACCATTCCATTCTTTTACCATTTCATTATATGGAAACTCTTGACCACTTCTGTCTGAAATTGCTTTTGCATATTTTCCACTTGATAATTTAGCCATTATACTCCTGGGTAGTAAACTTTTGGTGTTATATGTGAACTAGACGAAGAACCATCTTCAGCTAAAGCTCTTTGTAATTCATCTTCATAATATAATTTCATAGCCTGTGTTGCTTGAGGATTAAACTTTTGTGATAAATAAAAAGCTAATCCAGAAACCATACAAGGCACAAATCTATATGGAAGATCTGTTGCATTTGTATAATCACCTACGTCTTGAATTCTTTTTACGTAATAATAATTTAATTTATTTCCTGCCTCTGAACTGCCTGGAGTTAAATATAAAGTTATTGTAACTTTATCTATAAATCTTTGAACATAGTATTGTGTTGGTTGTCCTTCAGAAGTTTTATTTGATAAAGCTTGATAAGTTGATCTGTTTATTTTTGTTAGAGGTGTGTCTACACTAGATGAATTTCTGTATACAGCTTCTAAAATATCATCCACTCCATAAACAGCAGTAGCATCAGATGTGCCATCTCCTGTTGATCTAAACATAGTATAGACAGCTTGACCATCAACTAAAGTAATATCATTATTAGCTATCTGCCAATAATGTAGTCCTCTGTTACCCCATTCTTGAAATAATATATTTAATGATCTTCTGGCTGTTTTTAATTGATAGCCTGAAACATTTTGTAAACCAATTCTTTCATAAGACTCTTCTATAATCTCATCTATAGAAAAGTTTTTATCAAAAATTACTGTGCCAGAGGTAGTGTTAGCCATTTAGACCCCTTATCCGTCAAAGTAAACAGTCGCTGAGTTACATTGAGTTTCATCAAAAGTTACAAAAGCACCATCTTTATACATTATTCCATCTTGTGGAATGTTAACTGTGTTAACGTCTCCTGCAGTTGCTCCTGTTCTTACTGTTAATAAAGCTGTTCCTGTCAAACTTCCATCTCTAAATAAAACGCTTCCGATTGCTCCACCTGATTCTGCGTTTACCTGTCTAACTCTAGTTCTACCTTGAAACACAGATCCAAATACATCAGCTGTCATCCCTAAGGATACGTTAGCAGCAGGTTGTGCGCTGACAGTGGCAGAAGTTATTGTTAAAAAGGCTGTAGTAGTTCCAGATGAAGTTGTTGCAGACCCTGTCAAAGTTATAACTTCAGTGGCAGCGTCTCCATTATGATCTGTTCCAACAATTGTAACTGTTTTGCCATTATCACCTGTTCCAGCAGTTGTAGCTGTAATTTTTCTTGCAGTGTTTGTTCCGAAAGATGTTTTAGCTAACGTAAACGTGCTTGTAGGTTGGGCAGCAGCAGCCACAAAAGTTGCAGATGAAGCATTCGTATCTAAAAAAGTTTTCGATTTTACATCACCCATATAAGCCATGTTCTTCTCCTATTATTTATTTTAGGAGCCCCCTAGGGAGCTCCTAATTATTTATTAACTTACTGCCGCGCTAAACGGAGTTGCCGGTGTTCCAGTACATCCTGAAATCACATCAACTTTCCATTTACCTGAAGCAAGTACAGTACATTCAATTTTTGCAAAAGTTACACCACCAGTTGTAGTACCGTTTAAGGTAATAGTGTCTGATGTTGAAGCTGTTTCAAAACCGACAACGTTATCAGATGAATCATCAATAAACGTTGCACCCCCAATCATAACGTCTGTTGCGTTTGCAACTTGCACAACTAAATCTCCAGTCTTCGTAATTGAAGAAAAGATTTCAAATTTTGCACCAACATTACTTAGGTTGTTTAGATCAGCACCTGGTCCTGCTACCGCAGAATCAGAGTTTGCATTTGTTGCTGGTAATGTGTAAGTCACTGCTCCTGCAGCATCATTGTGTACAATTCTACCCGAGTGAGTAGCAACCGTTAATGCTACGCTTGAATCAGCGTCTACGACATTAGCCGGACCTGTAGTAATAAATCCATTTTTGGATGTTACCGGTCCTTGAAACGTAGTGTTTGCCATAGTGTTATCCTCCTAGTTATTTGAATATCGTCTCTAGGCCGTCGACTATATGCGTCGATATTCAATTTAATTGTATATAGTAATTAATTTATATAGTAGTTTTAAGTAGAGCGCAAGAGGGCCTGTAATGTGGATCGGAATTTTCCAACGATGTAGCTTTTTATTAAGTAGCTACTGAAACTTCAGGTGCAGCGCCTTCTATCTTATTTAGCATATGCTCTTTTTGAGCTTCTGCCATTTTAATATGGCTAATTACGTCTCTGACTTTTCTGTCAATCTTAACCATATTGAGAGTATATCTACCCTCTTTAAGATGCTCCTGCTCCCATTCGAGATCCAGACCCCTCTTCTTCACGTAAAGGTCCTGTAGATGTTGCATCATGTTCTCCATCGATAACCTCCTCATAGGTTATTCGTTTTACCTTGGGATCGTTCATTTCTCCAAGATACTCCCATTTTATATCACCTTTTCCTAATCTGTCAATAATAGCGTTTTCTATGTCAAGCGGTGATTCGATGCAGGTTATATTAAAATCTGAGTGCATTTGATATGCAGATATTTGGACTCTGAATTGTTTTGGGGACATTTTTCCTTTCTAAATAAAAAAGGGGGCGAAAATATGTTCGCCCCCTAAAATCAGATATTAAGCACCTGGTGATGCAAAGATACCTCTGAAGTCAGATACTCCAAATGAGTATCTTTCTCTAGCTTTGTATCTTACGTTACCAGTATCGAAATCACCTTCCATCGCTGTTTTGATAGGAGATCTTTCGAAATACTTCATACCGTTAGGTACATCAGTGATAATGTAAAACGCATCAGTATCAGTTAAGAAATTATTGATTCTGTAGCCTTGTGGGATCATTCCCATTGAAGCTATTGCGTTGATGTCATTATCAGCTGTTCCTACTCTACCTTGTGTCTTCATCAATCTTTCAGCTGTGAATTGTAACTCACTAGGAATAACCATTTTTACTCCTCTTGCAGCAATTTTCAGACCTCTTTCGTCTGTTAATGCAGCAATGTCAATCAATGATTGCTCTAATGAAGTTTCATTCAAGTCAGCCGCTGTTGATAATGTATTTTTTACATTACCAGCAATTGTTGGGTGAGCAGTGTTAAACAAAGTTACACCGTCACCAGACGTGAAGCTTCCAGATGGTAGACCGTTAATTAACGGGCTAACAGCTTTTACTTGTTTAGTGTTCGCCATAGATCTAGCTAATGCTTTTGTATATCTAGATGAAAGTTGGTCGTACAAGTTATCTTCGATTGCTTCCTCAGTTATTGAAAAGGCAAGAGCAACAGTTTCGTGTTGGTATCTTGCAGTGTAAGTCTCTTGAGCGTTGTCAAAAGCTACACCTGAACCTTCTGGTTTAACTTGAGCTTGAGCAAATCCTGATAACATTACTTCCTCTTCAAACGCTCTGTCTGAACTTTCAGTAGTATAGATCTCAGCATGCTGATTCTCATAACGATTATATTCCAGGCCGAATAAGGCATTCAAACCTGGCTCTAGTTCTTTAACTAGTTGTCCTCTAGAAATGGCCATAGTTATCCTCCTTATACTCCATTTACGTTCATGTCTAACTCGTGTTCGTTTATTCTAACGATCCAATTCACGTTGGCAGCGCCAACTGTGTTATTTGATGGATCTCTAGATAAACCTAGGATCTGCAAAGTAGCAGATGAACCATTCGCTAAAGTTGAATCATTTAATTCAACTTGTGACACGAAGTCAGGTGAACTTCCAGCTGCGTACACAATATCTGCAACATTAAAGATGTCAGTTTTTTGCGATGCGCTAGAGTTGTTTGTTTGTATTTCAAACCTTTCGTACGGATCATCAGTAACAAACCCAACGATATCAGTCGCTGTGTTTGATGCGTTTAAGTGATTTGCGAACGTAGGCTTGCTTGTGCTTGCGTCGGTAAAAAAGATACCACCCAAGGAACCTAGTATTGCTCCTCCTGCACCTGCAACTTCAACTGTTCCGTCAGATTTCATTTTGACAGGATCGTTGAAGTAGATAGCAGTTGCCGAAGCAGCTATATCATACTCGGATAAACCTTGGTTGTCTCTGTTTTGACCAACTTTACCAATTGGTTTTAGACCAAAAGGTGCGTCTTGATTAGTCGCCATAGTTGTCCTCCTTAGACATTGTTAGTTTATCCGGCGGACTTTGAATTGTTAAAAAATTAACTTTTCTTTGAGCCACCGAAGGTTGTAGAAGATTGACGATCAATATTGATCGGCATACTTCTATGCTGTTCCCTCATGAGATCGTTATCGACAGCTTTAACCTTGTCGTCATGCATTCTTTGGTAGTATTCAGTTCTACCTTTTGCAATCTCTACGGGCACCCTAGCCAGCACTAGGCCACCAACTCCGATCATCCCCTTGTATTTGCCATCTTCAATAGCTGGGTAGTCTGAATCTGGATATTCGTCAGCTCTTACAAGCTCGTATCCGGATCTTAGTCTTCCTGCAATATTTTTCGTATCTTGGAATCCTAATGATTCAGCTCTTAGCCATCTATGTTGAAATCCTGTTGGCGCAGGGGGTGCATCTAAAGATGATGGTGGAGTCCAAGGCTTTGCTTGTTCTGGTGGTTTCACCATTGAAGCTTGTGATTCAATTTTTTTATCATCACCTTTAACCTGACTCGCACGATTGTCGGCTTTTATTTTATCATTACTCATATCTCTTACGCCTCCTTAGTCGTGAGTTTTGCTTTTTGTTCAGCATATTTATCGAGTGGCACACCTAATTTTTTAGCAATTGCTACCTCAGACGGTGTGAGTCTTTGGGTTTTGCGACCAGATCTGCTACTACGCGTTGCTGATGCAACAGTTTGAGTAGGCTTAGTCGTTTCTTCATCCTTTGTAACAAATTTGTGGGGAAATTCAAGGGCTATTCTTTTGTCAATTTCAGAATAATATTCTTCTGATTGAGACACTGGATCGTACCCTTCTTCCTCTACTAATTGTCTATGGATTGCTTTGGCTCCTTCGGTCATAACCAAATCTTTATTAAACCAGGTGTTCTTTTCTGCCCATTCTTGGGCTTTTGGGTCCACCCTTCTAGGTATTTGTTGATTTACTTCTTCTGCCTGTTGTTCAACAGGTCTTTCTTCAACAGCTTTTTTAGATTTTAAATCATTAAGTCTTGCTTCTTCATACCCTAATCTTGATATTTCAGCTTGAGCAGAAACTTCATCTTTAAGATTATTTTCTTCTCTGGCTTTTGCTAATTTAGCAACAGCAGCTTCCATACTAGATTTTACTCGGCCTTCCATTTCAGAAACATAACCTGTATCTAATTTAGCTAATCTTGATTTTAATTTTTCTTGCTCTTCTAAAACACCTCTTGCATAAAAAGTTGCAGCTTCTTCTCTACGTTCTGCCTCTCGCATTTTTTTAGTTAACTTTGCGATTCTTCTTTTTACCCCTTCTGAGTATTCTTCTAATTCTTTCTTTTGCTCTGGCTCTTTCTTTTCTTCACTAACTTGAACAGCAGGCTGCTCACTAGGTTTCTCAACTGAGTCTGTGGACTCAGTATTGTTTTCAATAGTTTCATTTTTATCCTCCTTAGTTTCTGGTAACTCTACCTCAACTTCTGGTCCGGATGTATCTATGTCTACTGTCTTTTTTTCTTCTTCTGGCATAGTCTTCTCCTATGTTAAAATTGATGAAATATATCTTCGGGTTTTTCGATGGTTGCTAAAACTTCATCATCATTTAGCAATCTTACTTCCCCGCCATCGATCTGAATTCTAGATCCAGCGTATCTTGCAAAAATAACCCACTCGCCTTTCTTGCACCAAGGACCTTCTGGGTATCTATCTTTGTCATAACAATGTGGTCCCATTTCTAAAACGAGTCCGCATGTTGATGCTACTTGTTGCCTTTCTAAAGTATCTTGTCCCAAGAACAATCCTCCTTTAGTTTTTTCTGGCATCTTAAAAGGTAAAACTAATACCCTCCACCCAGTGGGCTTAGGTAATTTAGATGTTTCTTTTGTTTTTAAACGATCGTAAGCTTCGGTTTCTTTTTTATCTTCTTCTTTATATTTTTCTTCTAAAGCTAATTTAATCTTTGGTGGCGTCGAACTTGACGACATTGGTTGGGTCGGTCGTAACTTCATTTGTTGGCTCCTTCTTTTTCAGCAGGTTAGAGATATCCTGTGATATTTTATAATAAGCATGTGCTTGTCCTAATAGATACTTGTATTTATCCATATTGTCAACACCTCCACTTATCATGCTGTCTCCCACGTTTTGGTAAGAGTCTTTTAAGTTTTTTTGTATCTTACTTATTATTTCTAGTTCTTCTAATAGCATCTTTGCCTTTCTTAAATATAGCAGCGACTTTATTTTTTTTCATAACTTTGGCGCGCTGTTCACCAACAGTTAAGATTTGGATTTTCCTCGCAAACGGCTTTGAAATCTTTTTAACTTTCGCAACAGTTTTCTTAGCGTCGGCCGGAGTCGCAAACTTAATTTTGACAGTATCTCTTGGATTTTCATCTGTATATAATCTCCTTCCTGAACCTTTTGGTTTTTTACCTGTTCCCACTTTCGGGTCTGACATATTTTTCTCTCCAATAATTTTTTCTTTCTAGAAATCTAATTCTTTTTTCTAAAGCTTCAATACCAAATATTTTTTTAAAAAAAGTAATTAACATTTCCATCTTCTACGGGCCTGTCTTAGTCTTGAATTAGGATCTTTGGCAGCTTTAGGAAATTTTTTCATTTGACCTGCACTTCTCGCACAGAATGATTTACGTCTGTTAGCAGCTTTAGATCCTGGTTTGACTTTGCCAGTGACCGCTGTTTTTAGTTTAGAGCCGGGATTTAATCTTCTATAGGCTTTGACCCCAGCTTGTGTCATGCCTGCTCCAGATTTTGTCGATCTAAAGTTCTTTTTGTTTCTTGCTGGCATACCACCCTTTGCCATTAATACTCTTTGTTCTAACATTAAATCATCCCTTTGTAATATTTAGTATACGACGGATTAGATAAATTTACTCCTCCGTAATCACCTTTTATACTACGACCAAAGTACGGAGTGTTAGTAGAACCCGGTCCACCCGCAGCTTTTCTTTTTCTGTTTACGATTGTTTTAACGTTAGTTGGTTTAGGTCCAGTATTACCCGCTGCTCTTTTTCGTTTGACAGCACTCGCCCTTTGCGAGTCGCTCA